CCTTGGGCGCCTACGTGGACGCACCTCGGCGGGTCCCACTTGCCGCCCCAGAACCCGAACACCGCACCATCACCGACGAGGCGGGCGGTCTGCTCAGCCTCGTTCCCCACCGGCCACCCGCCACGGATGACGCGGGCGGGGATGAGGGACGGGTTCAGCGAGAAGCACTCCCGATGCTGCGTCCACACATGCGGGTGGTCGACCTGCACGTACGCGTCCGGGTTCGCTTCCACGATCCCCCCCGCCGCGGCTTCCTGCGGGTTCCACGGCTGCCGCTTCAACGTGAGCTGCGCGAGGTTCCCGTACTCGTCGAGCACGTCGGCCATCGCGTCGAGGTCGACTGGTTCGGTGAGGTGGAAGTCCTCTTCCAAGTGGAAGACGTGGGTCGGGGCGGACTGCATGACCAGCGACCAGGCGGCCCTGACTGCCTCGGCCAGTCCAAGCCGCTGAGGGGCTCGCATCAGCGCGTAGTCGTTGCCTTCGGGGGCTCCGCCGGCGTCGTCGATCACGAGGCGCTGGACGAACGAATCCCACGGCAGCATCTCGCGGGCGAGGCCGAGGGTCCACGGGAGGTAGAGGTCGCCGCGGTGGGAGGTGACGACGAGGGCGTACCGCCGCGGCGGGCGGACCATCGTCCCGCCCTTGGCGAACATCACCTCGGGACCGAGGTCGCCGACGATCGCGGTCATGCCGCGTCCTCGAGCGGGTCAGCGGACCAGTGCTTGCGGAACACGGCTTCGTCGTGCTCGTACGCGTTCCGCATCCGCGGGGAGAGCGTGTCGAGCCAGTCGGCGCCGTGGGTTGCGTTGCCGCCCTTCGTGGTCGTCTGCCCTCCCCCGTCGACGTGCTCGACGGTGGTGCCGGTGACGATCGCCGCGACCCCGCCGGCCTGCTTGATGTGGAGCAGGAGCTCGTTGTCGCCGAAGAACCAGTCGAGGTCTTCGGAGAACGGTGGGATGGTGTGGCCGATGGCTTCGCCGCGGAGCATGAACGCGAACCCGGCGAACCCGCCTGTCCCGTCGTACCTGCCGGCGCAGATCTGGTCGGTGAGCACGAGCGGCTGGTCGGCTTCGCGTCCGTCGTAGTTGGCGCACACGGCCCACAGGCGCGGGTTGGAGCGGAGGGCTTCGGCGAGGCCGGGGAGGAAGTTGGGGCCGATGTGGAGGTCGTTGTTGAGGACGGCGACGTTCGCCTTGCCGCCGCCCGCGGCGACGGCTCGGGCGATGCCGTCGTTCCACATGCGGTGCAGGTTCCAGCCGTCCGCGTCGACGACGCTGACCCGCCAGTCCGGGTTGAGGGTGGAGAGCCAGTTGCGGGTCGTCTTGTTGGACCCGTTGTCGTAGACGAAGATCCGGTCGTAGCCGCCCTGGCCGTGGAGGTCGCGGAGGAGCCGTTCGGTGAGGTCCCGCCGGTCCTTCATCGGCACGACGACGTACGTGTTGGCCCGGTCGATGCCTTGCGCTGCCTCGTAGGACCGACGGTCGATCACGACCGGCTTCACGTGGCCGACCTCGATGCGAGTGTCGACGTGGACAGGGAACCCCGCGGCGTTCGCACGGGCGCAGAACGTGAGGTCTTCGCCCATCACGTCGGGCAGGTTCTCGACGGTCCAGTCGGAGAACTTGAACCACGGCCAGCTCGTCTCACCCCAGGCTTGGCCTTCGGGGTCGGGGCGGTGGTGGAAGACAGCGTCGACAACTCGGCGGTGCACGAGAAGGCAGCCGGTGCCGGTGGCCCACACGTGATGGACGCCGTCGGGTTCGGGCAGCGAGAACGCCCGTGCGGGCACGGGTTGGCCTTCGGGGCCGTCGACGAGCCCGTACAGGGTGGGGATGATCTCTTGGGATTCGCCCTGGTTGAACGAGAAGCACAACGCGCCGAGGATCGGCCTGTCGGTCGGGTCGGCGGCTTCGATCATGCGGTCCAACGTGTCGGGGGCGAACTGCATGTCGGTGTCGATCCACCAGAGCCAGTCGGCGTCGGTGTCTTCCCAGAAGGTGCGGGTGATCTGGTTCCGGCCGTGCGCGACGTTCGTGGTGCCCAATGCGATGGAGGCGCCGCCGCCGACGATCCGGCCGTAGTGGTTCGCGTCCCATGCGAGAAGGTGGGTCCACGACTGCACGAAGTGCGGTTCGTAGGACCCGTAGGGGGTGCCCACGGCGACCTTCTCGCGGCGATGGTCACGCACCCTTGGCGCTCCGTCGGGTGGCACGCTTCTCGCCTGGTTCGGCGGTGGCCTGCTCGACCGGTGGGTCGTCGAGGGGGGTGTGTTCGTGCCGCCAGCACCGGTCTGTGCGCGGCTTGGTCTGCCTGCCGCACACGGCGCACTCGCCGCGGTTGAAGTTGCGGGACACGATGCCCATGACAGGGTTCTCCTTGTCGCCGACGGAGAGAAGGGGTTGTTGCGGTTCGGGGCCCGTGGACCCGGCGCGGAACGCGGACCCCGAACCACAGCCGCCCTCCCGGTCAAGAGACCGGAAGGGCAGAACTGCGACGGCTGGTCCGCTACAGGCGGAGCATCCTGAACGCGGCGTCGTTGACGGAGTCGCCACCGACACGCCAGAACGCCACCCAGCCGACCTCACCGGTGGGACGCTGGTTCGCGCCCTTCACCAGCGGCTCGTACACGAGCTCGAGGCCCATCCGGTCGACGATCACGTAGTTCTGGAAGTCGCCGAGGACGATCACGTCGTCGTTGGAGCCGGACACGATCGTGGAGTCCATCGCCGAGGACTCGTAGACCGGGTAGCCGATCAGGTTCGCCGGGAGACCGCCGCCGAAGTCGGTCCAGAACGCGTGGTACACGTTCGACGTGCCGAGCTGACGGACGGAGTTCCACGTCTTCTTGTTCGCGACGAACGACGCGTTCTGCCGGTACCGGGGGCCCAGGTCGTTGTCGAGGGCGTAGATGTCCGCGGCGACCAGGTCGGCGGCGCCAGCAGCACCGGACGAACCGGCGACACGGCTGGCGGTGGTCAGCTGGAGGGCCGACACGATGCCGAACGGCTGACCGGAGCCGGAGCCGACCGCGAACGCGGTGGACTCGAGGCGGTCCTTGGCGTCCTGGATCAGCCGGACGATCTCACCGGACACCGACGAGTCGGCGACCACCTCGAGCGACGCCTGGATGTAGGCGTCGGCCTTGTGGACGGTGATCGACGGCTGGGCGAACGTCGGCGAACCGTCGGCGACCTGCGTCGCCTCAGCGATCCACTCAGCGGTCACACCGGCCGACGACACGCCGTTCCAGTCGTCGGTCGTGATGGTCTCCTGCCGGGCGATGGCCCGGAACGGGTTGGTGGTCCCGTCGTTGGTCAGGATGACCGAGGGGTCGAGGGTGAACGGCACCAGGTAGCCGCCGTTCGCGCCCGTCAGGGACAGGGCGGCACGCTGGGCCTCCGGGGAGAGGCTCTGCATGGCGAGGGCGGGGTTCTGCGGGTGGCGCATGACCGCCCGGAACGCCTCGTGGTACGCGTCGGAGCCGTGGTCGAGCAGGTACTTGGTCTTGTCGCCGCGGTAGTCCGACTCGGCGAGCACCGTCGCGGTCTCCCGCTGGGCGTCGGTCATGTGCGGCGCCGACTCGATGGCCTTGAGGGCACGGCCGCGCAGCTCGCCGGCGGCGGCTTCGTCGGAGGTGGCGCCGAGGACGGCGGCCCGGTAGTCGAACGGGTCGCCGGGGTCGGTGCGGACCTGGAACGGTTCGGGGGTGCCCGGCACGATGGTGGCGGTCCCGTTGGTGAGGCTGCGGGCGACCTCGGCCCGGCGGGCCTCGCGGTCGGCGACCTCGATGCCCTCGGCGATGAGGGCGTTGCGGAGCCAGGCGCCGTCGTCGAAGCGGGCCTGCTCTTCGTCGGTGAGGGGCCGGTCTCCGGCTTCCTCGTGGATGGAGCGCAGCGCGTCGGTCAGGAACTCGACGTCACCGCGCATCGTGTCGATGCTCATGGGTGTTGACCTCAGAGGGTGAGGGACCGCAGGTACGCGGCCCGTTGTCCGTGGGTCAGCCCGAGTGGCGCGCCGTCCGGCTCGTTGCTGGTGGTGGTACCGGCGTCGTCGTCTGAGGTGCCCTCGTCGGGGGCGGCGTCTGACGTCGAGGTGGTGGTGAGAAGGTGCGCTCGCGATCGGAGCGCCTGGTACTCGGCTCGGCCGTCGTCGTCGAGGGCCTGCCAGAGATCGAAGTCGGAGCGGGACCGGACGCCGGCGGTGGCGGCCTGGCTCGCTGGGAAGGTGACCGGCCCGAACTCCGGGACGGCTGCCTCGGTGACGGTTCGTTCGGGGATGCCCTTCGGGTTGTGATCCGAGCGCCCCGGCTGGTCGTTCCACTCGTCGCGAATGGTGCGGAACCGGAACGATGCGCCGAGCAGGCCAGCCTCGAGGGCTGGGATGACGAAGTTCCGGTTGTAGTCCGTGTCGATCAGCGGCACCTCGTAGTAGGCGCCGATGTCGTCCTCTCGCAGCTCACGGATCGGCCCGAGGGGCTTGTTCCCGAGCTGCGGGTCCATGCCGTGGTCGAAGAGAACGCGCATCTTGGAGCGGTTCTCGGCCATCGTCTTCTTGAACGCGCCAGGGGCGATCCGCTCTAGGAAGCGGCCCTCCCAGGAGTCGATCTCGTACCACCGGTTGAAGGCGGAGAAGTGGCCGTGGAGCACGCGCTGGCCGTCGCCGTCCGCGCGCATCTCGGGCACGGCTCGCATGTCTGACCGGATGAGGTCATGCCGCGGCGCGTCCATGTTCAGGGTGACTCCTTGCAACCGCCGCAGCGATGTCTGCGGCGACGCCTTGCGCCGTGGCGTCCTTCGGGATGGGGATTCGTACGACGGTCCAGCCCGCGTCAGCGAGCCAGGCGTCTTTGCGAGCGTCCTTCTCGACCATCGCGGGAAGCGAGTGCCAGTAGGTGCCGTCAAGCTCGACTGCGAGCCTGACGTCGGGGAAGGCGAGGTCAACCGACCAGCGGCCCAACCTCAGCTCGCGTTGGTAAGGCGGGGTCCATGTGGATCGGGACCACTCGTCGATCGCTGCGGTGCCGATCTTGGACGGCTTGCCGTTCAGCGGGCGGCCCAGTCCGGCGCACCGCCTTGAGCAGAACTTCTTGCGGCCGACCTTGCTCGGCCACGTCTCGAACCGGTCGCCGCACCACCCGCAGGTGATCGTGATCATCTTGACCCGGCGGCCGTCGGCCTGTTTCGCCTTGGCGCACGTCTGCGAGCAGAAGGGGCGGTTGCGGCGCTTGCGCTCGACCCGTTGCACTACGCCGCACCACTGGCAGGTCCGCTCTACCAGCCCGCAATCTCGGGAGCAGTAGAGCGTTCTGCCCTGGCCGCTCAGCTGGCTACCGCAGGTGACGCAGAGCCTCACTCGTCGTCGAGGTCGACGGTCGGGGCGCCCGGCTTCTCGGTGCCGGGCGGGATCATCGTCGTCGGGTACAGGCCCGTGTGGACGAGCAGCGACTCGTTCTCGCCGACGACCGCGGCGACCGCGGACTCGGGCGTGTACCCGGCCTGCACGTACGCTTGGATCGTCAACGCACGCTGACGGCGGATCTCGGCGACGTCCTTCATGTCTTCCCGCAGGAAGGCGATGTCGCGGTCGTCGTAGTACAGGTGCGCCCCGGCCGGGGCCCGCAGCACCGTTTCGATCGACGCAGCAGCGATCCGCCACAACGGGCGGAGAGTGAGGTCAGCGAACCGGCGGCGAGCCTGCCCGTAGTTGGAGTAGGTGGCGGACTGCAAGCCTTCGGAGAGGCCGACGAGCACCGGCGGCACCCCGGCAGCCGCAGCGATCCGTGTTTCGCCGGCGCCTTGGGTGGCCTTGAAGTTGATCTGCTCGAAGCTGTTGCCGACGACGGTGACGTCGGCGCCGCCGCCGAGCACCATCGTCTTGTACGCGTTCCACGCGCCTTCGTGCTTCTCGCCGATCTCCTCGCGGAGATCCTCGACGAGTTCCCGCTTCGCTGCGGGGTCGAGCTTCACGACCATGTTCGGGGTTGCGCCGTTCTCGAAGAACTTGGCCTTGTGGACGGTCGCGGCGTTGTCAGCGCCGATCTCGCGGAGGACCGGAGTGACCCACGACATGCCCCGCCACGACGCCGTCGGGTCCGGGTGCGGCGAGTAGTGGATCACCTGCTCGGGCATGAGCAGCTGCCCCCGCTTCGCTCCCGGCGGCCGGTACAGGTACCCGGCGAGCGTCGTGTTCAGATCGTCGACCTCTTCGGCGTCGACGTCGTCGTGCGACGTGCGGAGGATCGACACCCAATCCGGGCGCAGCCGTCGCAGCTCGCCGTTGTGCGGCGTCCAGTACGAGTTCCCGGCGAGGGCGACGTCCTGCTCGAGTCGTACGTTCAGCTCGCCGGTCGTGCCGCCAGCCCAGGGGCGTTCGACGAGGCTGAGGGTCTGGTCGCCGAACAGGTCGCCGGGTCGGCCGTTCTCGTATCGGCGCCACTGGTAGCGGGCCTCAGCGAACGCCAACGAGCGGACGGCGAGGCACGCGAAGAACGGGCCGTTGCCTGCGTGGACCTGCGCGTACCCGAGGAACGACGTGGGGATCTGCTCGCCTTCACCGGGCGTGTACGTCTGCCGGATCGGCTGCGCGTACTGGTTCCCACCGATCGACCATTGGAACAGGAAGTCGTCGAGCGGCCCCCACCCGAGAGGCGAGTTGCGGGCTGCTTGTCGGCGGGGTCGCGCTCCGCGGATCACGTCGAGGCGAGTCGTCATGTGTCGCTGTCCTCGTCCTCGTAGTCGTATTCGACGTCGCCCAGGAACCACCAGGCGGCCGCTACTGCTGTCCCGGCTGCGATGAGCCCGAGTCCGGCGTGGAACGTGTAGAAGCCGGCGGCGGTGAGCACAGCGGCGATGACGAGGAGCAGGTCGCGGGCGGTCACAGGAACGCCACGAACGGTTCGGGGGCGTTCGCCTTGTAGAACACGGCCCGCTCGTGCGCGACCACCGCAGAGACAGCCAGGTCGATCTTGCGACCCGACGTCTTCGACTCCTTCACGATGCGCGGGCCGAGACCGTCACGCTTCACCCGACAGTTCTCGATGTGCCGGGCCAGTCGGGCGTCGCCGTCGTGGGTGAGCTGGCCGTCGGTGACAGCGTCGTAGAACGCTGCGCACGCCGGGACCATGCGGGAAGGCTTGGACGTGTCGAACTCCACGATCGGCCAGTCCTCCTCGAGCAGCGCTTCCATCGACCGTTGCCACCGGTACGGGTCGCAGGCGACCTCTCGCACCGTCCACCGTCGGCACGCCCGCCGGATCGCTTCCTCAACCTCGGAGATCGGTACCCGCCAGTTCGGGTCGTCGGAGTCCTTACGTTCCCAAGCGTCGATGACGAACAGATGAGGCTTCTCGTCTTCCAACGTGGCGCCAACCAGCGCCGTCGAGTCGCCCGAGTACGAGCCGTCGAACCCGACCACGATCTCAGCGGCGTCAGCAGGTTCGCCCCGGTCGACTCTCAGGCCAGCCCACCGGCCGTCAGGTAGCCACACCTCACCGGACGTCACCCAAATGTTCAACCGCTTCGTCTTGAAGTCCGCTTCCATCTGCGACCGGCACTTCGACTGCATGTCCTCGAGGAACAGGAAGTCGCCGAGCGCCGGGTTCGCTTCACCCCACCGGGCTTCGTCGGTGTAGTCGAAGCCTTCGTCCTGGTGGCCGGTCGTCTCGTAGAACCGGCAACCCCACGTCGGGTCGTCGACCTCGCCAGCCTGGACCTTCTTGCCGTACTCGTAGTGCCGCAGACAGATCGTGTCCGACCCGTCCGAGTACGTCTTCACACCCTTGGTCGTCAACGTCACCACAAGCGGCTGTTCACGGGTGCCCGACCCCTGGTTCATCACGTCCCACAGCTCGTCGGACGGTTGGGCGTGCTTCTCGTCGAAGATCACCCTCGACGGGTTGAGCCCTTCCTTGGTGAACGCCTCCGCCGACAGCGCCCGGTACACCGACCCCTGCGCCGGATACTCGATCGCGTCCCGGTAGACCTTCAACAGATCCAACAGCTCCGGGGACATCTCGACCGCTTCGCGGACTTCCTTGAAGACGATCTTGGCTTGGTCCTTGTCGCCGGCGCACGAGTACACCTCGGCGCCCGGCTCGTCGAACAGGCCGTCGAGCGCGAAGCCGGCGCCGAGCAGCGACTTGGAGTTCTTGCGGGCGATGAACAACTCGTAGGTGCGGTACGCCCGCCGGCCATCAGCCCGAAGACGAAGCGCGTCGCAGATCACGTCGCCCTGCCAGTGCCGCAGCTGCACCAGTTCGCCGCGGCGCTTGCCTTTCGTGAGCCGGATCGTCGCCTCGATGAAAGCGCAGGTGAACAGACCGTCGGTGTTGTCGTCGGTCCACGACGTCCGCTCGGGAACCCACAGGTCCGGCCCGGACGGCAGGACGTCAGGCCACCTAGGAGGCGACCCCTTCGGAAGAACCAGACTGTCGAGCCGCTCGGTCGGCAAGGAGGCCCTCCAACTTCGACTGCGCCTTCACCTCTGCCAACCCCAACGCCGAACGAGCCGTCGGGTCGAACCCCAACCGCGACAACAGGTCCATCACCTGCTTGCGGGCCTCGCGAACATCCTTCGCCGCCATCGCGCCCATGCCCCGCAACTCGGCGTAGTCCTCGACCGCTTCCCGCAGCAACGCCACCGCGACAGCGTCCGACGCGGCGATCCAGTGCACACCCCGCTCGAGCACCCGGTCCATAGCCTGCTCGACCGTCAGCTCGTGGTCGCCCGCTTCGATCGGTGGGACCACCGCCAGGTTCGCGGGGAGCGCCCGCTTCCCAGGGTTCCCGGTCCGCTTCTTCTGCTCGACCGGCTTCGGGGGCCGACCGCCCGTTCCCTTCGCTGGTCCTGGCATCCGCGGAACCTCCACGGGTAGGGCGACTTCCGCGGCTGCGTGTGTGCGACTGGCGGGGGGTGCTGTTCACCCTGTGGATAACGCGATCGGGAGGGGTACCCCCTGTGGATATCTCAGCTTGTGGACGGGGCCTGCATAGGTATGCATGCCCGTGGATCTGTGGTGATGCAGTGGCGTCGGTGCTGGTGCACCTCGGCGATGAGGGCTTCGACCTCACGCGATGAGGCGAACGATGGGGCGTTCAGCAGCTCGTCGAGGTTGTCGTCGCTCAGTGGGTCGCGGTCAGCCATGCCTGTGCTCCTGGTGTTGGTTAGTGCCTGGCTGGTCCTGCGTTGATGTTGCAGGTCAAGCAGAGAACCTTGCCGGTGGTGTGGTCGAGGGTGAGCTGGTTGGCTGGGTGTGCTGGTCGGCCGTGGCCTGGGCAGGTGTGGCCGTGTTCTGCGATCCACTGTGCCCGTGCTCGTCGGCTGCGCTTCTCCCAGCCGTGGTGGTACCACGTGCGGCGTGCGTTGCGTGCCCGGTCCTGTTGGCGTTGGCAGGTGGGGCAGCGTGTGCCGGTCGTGGGCTGGCCGCAGGACAAG